GTCACCTTCCGGACCGGGAGTGACCATTGGTCTTGGTTCGCACGGCTCTGTCGAGCCTTCAGCAGTGCAACTGCCATTTGCGTCCAACTGTCCAATTTGCCCAGCGCAGCCATTTGGGGTTTGACTTCCAATTGGTAAACGCGTGGGCGCTGCCAGGGTACCGATAACAGTGCAACACCAGCTTCATTACGCACTACACTGTAGTGCGCGACGCCCATAGGGCGGAAGCCAAGGTTTCCTTGATTATCGGTTGGCACCAGCGGATACACGTTAGCTCTGTAGAGCTGACGTATACGACGGCACGCTCCCTCGAGAGGGAACGTGACGTTATCCGCCAGGGTATTGTGGAATCCAATTATTGTCTCCGTGCTAGCCGCGCTAGTCTCAGAGTCGAGGGTTGCCGGACGAACCGGTATACCATCGTAATAATCAGCTCCACAGCTTTCACGGAAAGGCCCAGTCGTGAAAGTCTTTTTCGCATTGAACTTGAAGCCTAGGAATTTTGCAAAGCGCTGGTAGCGCAAAGCATGTGAGCGGCGTAAGGCGACATCGTCACCATAAACCGCAAACTCCCTCTTGGCAACAAACTCTGGGACACTCGCGTCTTCCGAGGTAGCATACGCTATCGCCCAGAAGATTAGTGATTCAACGGCGAATGTAGTGCCGTTGCCCATTCCTGCATACATATGGTAATCAAAGAGCCCCCCGCCAATTTCAGGCGGAGCTTCATACCCAGGGGTACGAATCCGATTAAGGAGCTTTGCCCATGCAGCAGGGAATGCGAATGTAACCAAGTTACGTGCAATGAGGTTGGACGCATCAGATTTGTCCAACGTACAGAAGCACTCCGGTTCGCGCCAGTCTGTCGACCCGCGTTTCGCCAATACTTGGTTCCAGCCCTGATTTGTCAGGTCAACACCGACTGCATGGAGCAGTGGTGACACGACCGAATGTACTCCGAGTTGGAGCATTCCGGAACATGTAGGCTGTGCTCCGATTGAACGGAGGCTTGTCATGCTCTTGTGAATGAACATGAGCCGGTCATGCCTTACGGCATGCTCGGTAAGCTGCTCTCTCATGACACGAAGGAAACCCTCACGGGCGCTTGGGTTCTGTGAATACACAGGATCCATTCCAACTTGCACCCATGCCGCCTTATCGTGCAGCAGGGCTTGAGCAGCGAGCTCAATTGCTTGGGGAACGCATTCTTTGGCCTCTACTTTTCGTACGTAGAAGACCTCGCGGCCTCGAATCGACACTGTCGACCCAGGACCGTAGTATGCTTCCTCTGCAATGTCGTCCTCTGGGGGAACCACTCCCAGGGCATGGACGAGAGCTTCTTTGAAACGAACGAGCTCCTTTTCGTATGGGACGGGCTTCTGGCCACGGAACATACGATTGGATAATGCCACAAACTTATGGTTAAGTTTGCGGCATCGCTCTTCTGTC